CTTCTGGTATGCGGAATAGACGTAGTTGTCCATAGCAATGAGTGTGTTCACTTGCCGCCACATAGTAGCAACGGGGCTACGCCCATACAGTTTGGATGGCGACCACTTGCTGATGTGGATGACTTCTCCCTCAGTATATACCTGGCCGTTGCCCACACCTGCTAGGTTGATGTAATGAATTGGGACTACAGGCATACCCGATACAGGACATACTGCTTCAGGGTCACTTGACCTAAATGAACGATCAACTAGGCTGGTGTATTGAGTTCCTCCCCTTATCCCTCTCTTGTCTGAGATGATACGCATAAAGATGGGGTCGGCTCTCGATACCTCCCTTATGCGGAAGAATTGAGGTTGCTTGGTGGCAGGGTCAATGAAATACTCTTTTGTCAAGACTAGGTATGCATCATCAACGATATTGAGATCCATCTCTATCTCTCGAAGGATGTCAATGAATTGCTGAGTCATCCTGTTCTGTCCACCCAGGATAGTTTCTGCATACTCAATCTGTCCCTTGTCTGCCTTCCGAACCTCTCCGCCGCATGACTTGCAAGAATCAACCTCTTGATGGAACTCTGATTCACACTCCACACATTTTGAAACGAATTTCGCTTTCCATTCCCATCCCTTTCGGAATGTCTCGACACATAGGTGATTTAGAATTGACCTCAGAACCATGCATTCGTATGCTGCAGCATACAATGCAGGGACGGTAATTCCTTGAAGGAGAGGTGGTTCTTGAACACCTTCTGTGAATAGGGGCATAGAAGGGATAGGAGTGTTATACCTCTCCATATCCATGCCGATAGCAGCGAACATCCTTTCCATTTTCTTACTATCAACCACTTGCCTTCACCGCCTCTTTCATGTTGTCGAACTCGTCCACGCTTAATTTGTGTTTCCGCAATAGCCTTGATCGCTCTTTTGCCTCAACTGTATCATACGCCATCACAATTAGAGTATCCCTGTCGCCCCTCAATGCAGAGAGCATATTGCGTGGAGATGGGTATTCGCCGCCATCCGATAGATGGGGTTCTGCCATTTCCAATGCCTTGAGAACAGAGGTGTCGCCTTCGATGACTAATCCTGAGCCTTCGGCCTTAATCCCTGCTATGCCTTCTTTCTTCAATGCCTCTGCATACCAGGGTGCGGATGGTGCATTGAAATTGATTTCTAACCGAGGATACAATCTCGTATCGAATTTGAAATTACTACTGTTGTCAATCAAACCTGCGAGGAATTGATCTGCATCCTTCAAGATAACATCTCTGCGTTTAATGTCATAGAATAGTCCTCTCCCCATAGATTTACTGAATTGACCTATTGCAATTATATCAAAGAGGAAACCATGAGATTTGATGAGTGATGAGATCTCGGCAGGACTTGCCTGGACACCATATGATTTGAGAGTCTGAGCATTAACTGCACCTCTTGATGATAAAATGCTCCTGCAATTATTGAGGATACCTCGTTCCCTATGAGATAGCCTTTCTGATTTGTCAAGAGTAGTCCTCCATAGCTTCTCGGCCTTATCCCTGCCTTCTTCATCCGAGGCAGATACCCATGACTTTACGAAACGGCGGAATGGCAAATTCAACCTCTTACTATTCCGATTCAGAGAATCATAGTCCAGATCAGTCAGAGGTAGTGAACCCACCAAGTCCGGCGATACGCCTGGAAATTGTGAAAGAGTCGCTTGCTTCTCCAAGAGTAGTAGTGGTTGGATTGAATCCAATACTTTGACTTCATTGCCTTTGATGAGGATCTCTGTCAATTCACGTCCTGTCATCCCGAAGTTGTCCTGGAACCATGTATTCATCTTGGCTATGGGGATTTGAGGTGCTTCAGGTGGCAGAGCCGTTCCTTCTTGCTCAGTTGGAACATCGCTCTCTGCACTATCCATCCCCTCTATCTCTGCACCCTGTCCTTCTTCTGGTGTGGCAGGAGTATTGGCCCCCGCCGCTTGTTCCTGTTCGGCCTGTTCCTGTTCGGCCTGTTGTAATTCTAATTCGGCTGCATCTAACTCTCCTTGTTTCGCCTGTATTTTGTCCGTGATGACTTTCATCCCCATCTGACCCATTGGAGAAGCCAAAGCCTTCCCTGCGACCTTCCCTGCGGTTGCGACTCCTCGAACACCTGCCATTAATGCGGGTAGGATTTTCTCAACGGAGTCTGTCATATCCTCCACGCCTGGGGTTGGTTCTATGTATTCACGCATCCGCCCACCCCAACCTGTTCTTCCACATCTCGCCATCTAGGATAATTATGTTTTCCCGATATTCCTTAGTCGCTTGCACCGAAAGTGCAAGGGCAATCACCATGTCGTCATGCCTCCCGAGGCTTTCCATACGTCCATTATCGAGCATGGTGAACATGGATAATTCATTCAATAGCGTATTCATATGCCTCCTTGTTGAACCTTCGTCTTTGTATGGGATCATAAGGTGCTTCTGCTCGAAATGAAGTTGAAGTGTGTGCATCAATGCTTCCTTCTTCATTCGATTCATGTTGAATGGTTTGATTGGCAAATCGCTGATTTCCTGCAGGACTTGGTTGAATGCCATAGCGAAGTTGTTAGTCTCTAGTTCTATGATGACAGGATTGAATCGCGCATTCAATTCGATGATCTTGTCAATCTGTTGATTGAAATTCATGTTCTTCTCATGGTGAACATGGATTACGCGCTTGTGTCGGTTCTCATCCATGCCGATGACTATCATGCAAGTATAGTCTGCACTCCTGTCTGCGCTGATTGCCGGATCCCACCCAATGTAGTAATTCATTGATTGGTCGGGATCAGGGTAGTATGAGAGCATGAGTGAGTCATCTTTGACCCTCTCCAGCATCTCTTCAGGGAATAGGCTTGACTCGCTTGCTATTGGCTTGCATAGATACTCACGAGTGAATGCTATTGATGTCATCTCCCCTCTCCTTGTGTTCAGAGCCTCAAGGTTCCACCTCTCAGGCCACAATGGTTCGCCTGTTCCCTCATGGATTGCGGGGTATTCTCTAACACAGTATCCATCAAGACTCTTGAGTTCTGAGTATAGGTCTGTGAATGAGAATGGAGTGCCGACAACGCACATCTGAGCCGTGTGGTGGAGAACAGGAAGCAAGGCAGTATAGAACCATGTGGATATGGATTTCAACTGAGTATCGGCTTCACTCGAAAGAATGTCATCCAGGACAACTATGTCGGGGTGAGCACCACGAACGGCTTTTCCTATGGACATGGCTCGTATAGATGACTTGTTGGTGAATTTGAACAACTGCTTCGCCCATCCTCTCTTTGGCTTTAGATGAGCTAGTGCTGGAGTAGTCACAATCAATTCATCCATCTTGCCCATGTGATCTATGGATTGGTGCTGACTGTGGCTGAAGAAAAGAACCTCTGTTCCAGGGTTGTATGCCATCTTCCATAGAAGATAGACTCGGAAGAAAACAGACTTCCCATGATCACGACTTGCTATGACGCAGACCTTGTTATGCTTCTCTGAGTTCTCATACCACTCCTTGTGGAAATGTGCCAATTGAAATTGGCAGATGTCCTCGAAGAAGAATCGGAAGTCCCGTCTTCCCATATCCCAATCGACTTTACTCGTTAGTTCGAGCATTGCCTCATTGGTCAATCTTCCACCCCGATGGCAACAAACTCATGTCGTCTCCACCAGGGCCATTCTTTGCGAACAAAGAAGCCGGTAGTAGCGACAGATCATCACCCTTGACCACATCAAATCCTATATCCGGCTTCTCTTTTGGCGGCTCACTTTTGATGATTGGAGTGATATACTCTCTTTGTGGATTTAGATTCTCATTGGTGGCAAACGCCTGGGGATTGGAGAATGGGTTCGCAAAGGGATTCTTGAGTATGAATGAAGAATCTGCTACGTCATTGCGAACTGTCCTGGCTTTGCCGAATAGCCCCTCAACCTCTGCTAACATATCAGGGAAGTAATCTTCTATTTCTGCCATGTTATTGTAAAGATGGCTTTTTGCCCCTTCATCACCATCTTCTGCCGTAGCGATTAATTCACGAATAGCACTTGGATCTGTTGATGCGAAAATATGCGGATAAGTTATGGGTTCCCTTGCAGCATCTGCTTCCTTTCTCTTTGCCTCTATCTCAGTTTTCAATTTATCACGGACGGATGAGTGAGTGGATTCGGATTTGGGTTTGGGTTTGGATGTGATTTCTCCAGCATTCCCTTCAGAGGGTTCGGCAAATACATCCTCATCTTTAGCAGGTGTTGCTAGGGTCTGAGGCAGAACAAAGTCATCATTCATCTCTTCTGCAAGACTAGCATCGGCAACGCCATCGCGGTCAGAGTCATCCTCTGGATCTCCATCAATAACTCCATCATCGTCATTGTCCTCTCCATCTCGTATGTGTGTTTCATGCACAAAATCATCTGGTATCTCCCATTCCGTATTCTCCTCCGGCCCTGGGTCGTGTGGGGGGTCTGGTCTGTCATCATCGCCAAAATCGAAGTCACCAAACTCATCATCGTCTTCAGGAGGTTCGGGAGCCGGAGGAGGAAGATTTCTGTTGGCAATAGTTGATTGAACGAGTTGTCGCCCTTCTCTTATTCGATCCCGAGTCCTAATGTAATTCTCAAGTTGCTTCTTCTCCCTTGATAATTTGAACCTGCGAATGTCATCCATGATTCCCTTGTAGATGGTGTCATCGCGCATCGCTATCCAAGCAACGTCAAACGAATCATTGGAGGGCATACCGGATCGCCTCCGTGCTATCCCTCAATCTGATGTTCTGCATCGTCTTCTGCAACCCCCAATACTCGTCAAGGGGTGAGTCGAAAGAGGCCGTGAATGTGGGGTTTGCCCCTGTCATGCCTTGTAGGTTGGTTCGTGCGGCTTTCGCATCCTTCCTGCCACCCCTCCTAGTCATTGCGTTTGCACCGAGTCTTGCCAAGCCCGCACCACCGAATGTCAGCAGATTGGAAGCAAGACCCGTTCCTACGCCACCATCAGCCCAGCTCTTACCTGCCCTTTGGTTCGCTGCGGATAATTTCCCTGCTTGTTCGGCTGCAAGGGCATTCTCTGCGATCTTGTTGGATTGTGAAGGGGCCGCTGCCGCCGCAGGGGCAGGGGCGGGAGCCGGAGCCGCAGAGGTAGTAGCCGGAGTGCCGGATGACATTCCGCCACCGCCGGATGACATTCCGCCACCGCCACTCGATGTCGTAGGTGTGGTAGCCGGAGCCGGAGGTGTGACTGTTCTCTCGTGAGTCTGAGTCACTTCGCCCGTTGTCCCATCTGTTGTAGTTGTCATGCTTTCCTCGACATCATCGGCAATCCCATTTCCATTTGCATCCCCAGGAGTCGGAGTCGCCGCAGGAGTTTGACCTGCTATTTCCATGCCCTCGTGAACATTGCCTGGCATACCTCTCCATCTTCCTTCGGCATCGGCACTCTGAACACCTTGCTTCAAGTTGGTCTGTGCTTCTCTGTCGAAGTTCAGGTCATTGGTGCTCAACCTGTTTTGATTCCGTTGCTCTATGGCATTCATCGCACCCTGGCCTGTGACCGCACCCTTGATTCCTGCGCCTAATGTTCCGAGTTTGTCATTGGGGTTGATGAATCCTGATGCATCTCTTCCGGTTCTCTGTCCTGTCGTGGGATCAACCGCACCGTAAGCCATTCTTCCGGCCACATCAGAGGCTCCTTGAGCTGTGGCCCCTATTAGGTTCTTACCGCCCCTACCAATTGCCTTTGCGCCTTCCCATAGTTTGCTTCCTACGTTCTTTGCACCTTCCCATGCGGCTGTCCTATTTTCAGGAGTGTTGTATTTCGCGTTCATGTCACCCGCCCAAGTCTTAGCGGATTCGACACCCTGTCCTATCTTCTCGGCTGCACCAAACATTGCCGCATCCACTTTGGGAACGACTTTCGAGGACATATCAGAATATCCTTGACCGATCTTCTCGGCTGCACCTGTCATAGCATCTTTTGCCTGACCCCACTTGGCCTTTGCGCCCTCTCCTAATCTCGTCATTGCGCTTGAAGCATTACCTTGCGCCCTGCTTGCCATATCTTTAGCAGCACCGACTATTCCTGGGTCGCCTTGAAACACACCTTCTGGATCGGCACTCGGATCGCCTCCTGTCAGCTTACTGAATCTCCGATTAATATCCGCATCTGCCGCATCAGTTCCTTCGGTTCCCATGACCTTATCTTTGACACTACTTGCTGTGCCTTTCGCTCTATCTGCTATATTACCTGCCGCGCTAGTGATTGCATCTTTCGTCCCTCTGACCGCGCCTTTGCCATATACTGCATCTCTAGTCTTCTGATTACTTGCTTGCCGCTTCTCTTCTAGTTTCTCGGGCGATAGGTTCACACTACCATCTTCATTGGTTCTATCTGCCAAATCATAGGCCGCAGTTCTCGTGGCATCTAATTTGGCAAGCATAAATGCGGCTTGCAAAAAATCATTGCCATGATAGTAGTTATTAGTCATAGAGAGCCACCTTTACCATCTGAACATTTGAATGCGGGATATTGAATGACTTTGCGATCTCTCTCCAATCGCCTCTGGTGTGGAATATGGTGACGACATCATTCGTTCCCATTTGCACCTTGCTCGACAGGAGTGCGACATCCAAAGGTGATGTCACAGATAGGTCGCCCAGGTGAGATATGTCTTGGATGACGCTTTTTGCGAGTTCGAGTTGCACCTTCTCGATGTAATTCTCAAGCTCCGGTTTGATGTCTTCCGAACGATGCAAAACATCTCTTGTGGTTAAACTTCCTAACAGTTCTGCCAACCCTGACAATTTAGTTCGCCCACCCGATGTATCAAGTTGCGATTGAAGCGATTGTATTTGTTCCTTTGCCCGATCATATAACACGTTCGAGTTGATATATGGGGCGTTTGGAATCGCCCGTGCAGGTGGATTTCGGGGTGGTGCAGGGGCTGGAGGTAGTCTTGGTATGTGAGCAGGTGGCTGTTCTGGTGG